AACTACAGCAAATATTTTGCCGTCTTTATATTCTGTAAATGTATAAGATCCGTTTAAATTTGCAGATAATTCTGCCTCGTCTAAATAACCACCAGAAGTTATTGAAAAAGTGTCAATCTGGGTCATGTTGGCAAAAAAGCTGTTTAGATACTTTTTATCAACTTCATTAGCCAGAGAATAATCTATTATAACTTTATTTGATGCGTTTTCTGTGTAAAACGTTATTGTAGGTTTGGATGTTAAACTAGACGCGTCTTTAAACAAGTCTTTATCGTAGTTAATTACCTTTAAATAATACAGTATTTCACTACGAACCAGAACATAATTATTTTCTGGACTGGTGTAATTATATAAAGACGCTTGTACTGGCATGTTATGATGCTATGTAATGTATCTTTAGTGTGGTTCCGGTATTCCAGTTTTGGAATTTAATGTTTTGTAGATTATTAGTTTCTATAAAAATAGTTTGACCTGCAGACAATGGATATCCGTCGTCTTGTGAAGTTCCACCGTTATTACCACTAACAATAACGTCTCGTGATCCGTTGGATACTGCTGCTTTAATAGTAATTCCTGAATATAGTGCAGTTGATTGTGCAACAGATACTTTAGTTCCAGTTCCGTCTATTGTTAAATGGCCGTAATATACTTGACCGGGTTTTACGGGTCTGGTGTTTATACCGTCTCCGCTATTAATCTTGTTGTAGATATTTGTAGCAGTAGTATTTACCGATGAAGTTACTGCTGTATTAGTTACTACTGAATCCAATCGTCCGATAACTTCTGTTTGATCTACTGTGATTGGACCTGATACAGAAACAGAATTAGAACCTACCAGAGAAACTTGTACAGAATCACTGTTTCCTAATCCCCATACTCTAACAGGAACTCCAGTAGTAATACCTGCTACTATCAACGGAGTTGTTCTGTCTGCTTGACAAATACCAACAAGAGTACCAACATTTACAGTTGCGGTTATTCCTGCTCCAACTATATTTACGTTTAGGGCATCTCCAGAAGAACCAATAGAAGCACCAGAACCGGAACGTAAAGTGACAGGAATCATGGTTTCTCCAGCGTTTCCGGCAAAAATACGAACAAAGTCCGTGCTTTGGGACAAGAAACGGCCACCACTAACTCCCACTGTTCCGGAAACCGTAACACTATCGGTTGATGAATTTAATCGTCTACCACCAGTAATTCCTATTTCAATACCACCGGTCACTCCCTGAACATTTAAACTATTTCTAACATTAACTGTCCCTGTAACTCCTACAAGAACTCCGTTTGTTATGCCTTGAATGGTTCCGTTTGTTTGTATTGCGGTGTAGGAACTAGAAGTGGTGCCTACAACTACTAGTGGAATAGTAGACGAACCAGAAAGCCCATTCAATACTCGGAAATTACCAATTCCTGCAACACTACCAGTAATACCCAAAGTTGCGGTAACTGTTCGAATATCCACTGGCAATGGAGCACTGGTGGTTACTCTAGAACTGGTGTTTGCTGGACCCCATGCTAGTTTTACTATCTGAACGTGACTATTGGTTATGCCGCTTGTGCTGTAATCTGTGGCTATAGCTGCGGTATTTCCTGTTACGTCTACGGTTAAGTTTGTGTCGATATCTGGCATTTATTTCTCCGTGTTTGGAAAAAGATAGGCAATTCTCCTATATATAGGTATACTAAGAGGTTTATTATGGTTATATACTTTGATGAAGAAACCCAAAACGATTTTTGCCGCCAAATAGAAAAATATGTAGAAAAGTGGGGAGTCCGATACATGGATGCTGTTATAGCTGTATGCGAAAGCAAAGACATACCTGTTGAAGGAGTGGCTAAGGTACTTTCTAAACCTATCATAGAAAAAATACGGCAAGAAGGAGAGAATTTAAATTTTCTCCCCAAATCAACAAAACTACCAATTTAATTTGACTTTTCTTTATAAGGGTGTATATTTACAACAATAGGAGATTATATGGGATTTAAAGATCTAAAAAAGAATTCATCGTCAATGGCCTCCAAGCTTCAAGAAGAACTGGAGAAGAGTAACAAGACTAACGACTACAAGGACGACCGATTTTGGCGACCTACTCTGGACTCTGCTAGTAATGGATATGCAGTGGTTCGATTCCTTCCTGCAGTGGAAGGCGAAGACATTCCGTGGGTTAAGCTGTACTCTCACGCGTTTAAGGGCAAGGGTGGCTGGTTTATTCACAACTGCCCCACAACCCTTGGTGAGAAGTGTCCTGTTTGTGAAGGAAATTCTGAACTATGGAATAGTGGCACTGAAAGCGATAAGCGTATTGCTCGTGATCGTAAGCGCAAGCTTACTTATATCTCCAATATTCTTGTTGTGGAGGATCCAGCAGCACCTCAAAACAAGGGCAAGGTGTTCTTGTTCAAGTACGGCAAGAAGATTTTTGAGAAGATTCAAGAGCAGATGAATCCTGAATTCCAAGACGAGAGCGCAGTAAATCCATTTGATTTCTGGAAGGGTGCTAATTTTAAGCTAAAGATTCGTAAGGTTGACGGTTACGTTAACTACGATAAGAGTGAGTTTAGTGCTGCAAGTGAACTGTTTGACGGTGACGACGCCAAGCTTGAAGCACTATGGAAGAAGCAGTACGCCCTAAAGGAGTTTATCAATCCCAAGGAGTTTAAGAGTTATTCCGAGCTTAAGACTAAGTTTGTAGACGCTCTGGGCGGTGATGTACGTGCCACAGCCGATACAGAAGACACGATAGAGGATGAACCAGTGGTTCGTTCTAATCGTAAGTCACTACCAAAGACGGATGTGGATGAAGATGTGGATGTGGAATCGTATCTAAAGTCTCTAGAAGACTGAAAGAGCCCCCGAAAGGGGGCTTTTTTTATCCCATCTCTGTTCGCCAAGCAGGATACGCTCTCATAGTATTTTTAATACCTGCCAGAGCGTCTGATCTTGGTGCAGCCATGCCTTTTTGACCACCACCATTATTGTAATTATTAACAACGTTCATAGTTGGAGTTTTTTTAGCAGTTTGCATTAGTGGAAACTGCTTTATTTTTTCATCCAGTGTTCGTATTTCTCGATTTTTATTAGCAAGTTCTGCTATATTAAAATTTGTTTTACTTATTCCTTCAGTTTTTATTAAATTTTCAGTATTTACATTAGTGGTTAAAATATTATTTTCTTTATCTTGTTTATATGGAGCTGTTAATTCTGATTGTTTAATAGATTGGAGTGGGATAAGAGTTGGTTGTGTTGTTTTTATTGGTGATATGGATGACTCTAATTGTAAATTATTTTGTTTAATTTCTGGTATAGATTTTTTTAAATCTTGTTGGGGTAAAAATGGAGTAATATTTTCAGCTGTATTACTAAAAAATGTAGAATCTTTGGCAACTTTTGGCAAAGGATTTACTTTTTGTGTACTAGAATATGTTGAAGTTTTATCTTCCATAAAGTGCTCCCTCTGTTGTTAATTTTAAATTTCTTTCTTCATTTAAATGTTCTTTTATTTGCTCTATATGAATGGTTCTTTCCCAAGGAATCATCATCTCAATTTCGTCTATACTATAATTATGATAATATTTTAACTGAAAAAATTTTTTATATAACGATTCGACATTTAGATGTTCAAAAAAAAAATTTATGTAGTTAAATAAGCCTTTTATTCTAATATTTCGTTTAACACCATCTGTAGTTTGATACTCTTTAACTATTTCTAAACGAGTCAGTTCATCAAAATAATTAATAATTTGTTGTAATTGTTGTGATGTTAATGCTTTTATAAACTCGGTTAATTCTATTTCTGGTAAATCTTTACAATCTTTTATTTCATTTACTGTATGTACTTGTTTTATACACGATCCTGTGAATTTATAAAAATCTTCTTCTGTAGAATCGTAATTAGGTGTTTTTATTAAATGTTCTACAGTCGGTTCATTCATTACTAATATTAAATTGTTTGTAAGTTTAATTTTATTATTTGTTGACGATTTGTGTATTTTTAAATCTTTAATTACGTCTATTTTTAATATAATATTTTCATCGGTGTGTGGACATTTTAATGTAAATCCTTCTACTTCTCCTATAGATTTTGAACGAAGTAGAAGAAATAGATGCTCTAAATCTGAAATTTTTAGTTTTTTAAAGTCTGTTTTTTTAAAGTCTTGACAACAATTGATTAAAATATTTTCTAATGTCTTTAAAAGACCTATGCGATCACTAGTATTTTTTGCTAATATTAATGCCTTTTCTTCAGAAACAACCATAGGTCTGAAACAAACCTGTTTTCCTGAAGGTAAAGTTTCACAGTATTGTGGTAGACTGGATAGAATTAAATCTTTTAAAGCCATAATTACACTAATCTATAGTATCTATAGCTGAAATCTACACTTAAAGTTAAATATTGATTAGGAACATCGTTAGAGAATTGGGATGGTAATAGTGTTTTAGGAAACGCTTCATAAAGAGTAAACGTAGCATTGGTGTTTCCGTTTTCGTTTAGTGCTTTAATGGTTATATCAGAAAGAATATTACCTGTATTTCTAGCACTAACGGTGTTGGAACGACCATTATCAATACTACTAAACATCGAATCGTACCATTCTTCAAAATATTTTCGAACTGCCCAGTCCGATTCTACTATAAAATCCACAATAAATCGCTCATCGTACTCTCTTTTTACTGGAAAATACATTAAAGGACCAGACGGAGCCATATTATCTGGATAATACACTGTATATTGTTGTGGAACTTGAGACTGAGACGCCCAAAAAGTTTTATTTCCTCTGGAGAACACAACTTCAAACCTGTTAGTTCGTTGAAATCCTTTAGAAAAGTAGTTGGTTATTTCTGAAATTTTGTTAGTTGCCACTTTTTTGACCTTTGAATATGTCTTCCTCGGTTAATATTTTAAATGTCCATCCTTGTTTTTTACAGTAATCGGTAGCAGCATTCCACTTACATACGTTTGTTTCATAAGTTATACATTCGTTTAGATATGCTCGTTTATTTTTTCTAGGTTTAGGTTTTTGTGTTTGTTTTTTGGGTTTTATTTCTACAATAAACGTTTGAACCACTTCTCCTTTTTTAGCTTCAAACACAAAATCTGGATAATAATGATGTATCTGATGGTCTATGGTAGAATAATACGGTATTTTCAACTCTTCACTGGACCATCTTATTATGGTTTCGTTTTTGTCTAGATATTTGCAAAATTTTCGTTCCCAGTTAGACCTACAGATAATATTATCAGTATTACCTACGTATTTATGAGGGAATTCCGGAATATATTTGGTTTTATACGCCATAAAACTTAAATATATATGTTAGAAACCAATGCCTACAATAGCATTTCCAAACGATAATATGGCCAATGAAATTCCAGTTTTTCTGGCTTTTTATTGGAATGATTACAGTAGATATAACGATAGACGAACGTATTCTCAAATAAAAAGTGGAGGAAACTCCATTGTTGTTCCGTATCCCAAGCTTTTTAATGTGTCTAATGAGGTTCCGTATCAAAATGCAGGAACGCTATCCACTAACAATCCAGCCAATCCTATGCAAATGTTAAAAATGCAAATGGATAATTTAAGTTTTGAATTTGGTATGGCTTACGGATTTTTTCAGGGAGGTAGTAATTTTACGTTTGATAATATGGAAACAGTTTTAGCACCTGGTGCCAGACGAAAATATAGGGTTGGTATGGATCTTATTGCTAAAACTGAAGCGCAAGCAGTACAAGCAAAAACTATAGCAGACACTTTTCAAAAAAATGCATTTTCTAGTTGGGACGGCGGAAATCGTCTAATATGGCAACATCCTCCTCTTTGGGTTTTAGAAACTGTGTCTGGAGGACAGAATACCGTGTCCGGATGGTCTCCTGGAAGTTTACCC